TTTTACGGAGAGATTACTCAAGAAAGTATTCTAGATTTTACTGAATACTTCAAAAAACTTGAGATTGATGTACTCAAGAAAGCAGCGGATATGTATGGATACACACCCATGATCCGTGTTCATATTATGAGCGAAGGTGGTGACCTATTTGCAGGTATCGCTGCCATGAATGTCCTGGAAAAGTCTCGTGTAAAGGTTACCACAATTGCACAGGGGTCGTGTTGTAGTTCTGCCACATTCATGCTACTCGGTGGTTCGGAGAGACTTATGGGGGCCAATGCCCATATCTTGATTCATCAACTTAGTACAGGTGAATTTTGGGGTAACTACGAAGAGATGAAGGACGAGGTGAAATCATGTGGCAAATTCATGAAGGCCATCAAAGACATCTACATGAAAAAGACAAAAATCCCACAGAGAAAATTTAAAAAAATGATGAAGAAAGATGTATATCTCTCTTCGACTAAAGCCTTAAAATATAAGATCGTTCACGGGATTGCCTAATGTCGACCGATCGTTTATATAACCCCAATACGACGACACAAATAAAAATTACACACATCATGTTTAAATTAAAAGTGTCGTCATCTGGCAACCTAAGTCGCTCCATTCTACCATGATTTACAACTGGTAACTCAGACATCTATTTAAAACCTACATTTTATTATTGTATAATGGAACGCCTTATCCGCCAAGACAAGCATGGTCGTGATCGATACATCGACTTCAAAGTTGAAGACCTTAAGAATGGAACTGCTGACATTGTGAAGATCTCCGGTATCGTGGGAAATGACAAGTTTACTGAATCACGAACCAATGTCAAGACTGGTTATGAGAAAGCTGTCAAGCGTGCTCAAACTATGTGGAACAACGAGAATACCAAGTGCAGCCAAGTTTTGCCAATGCTTGCAAACAAATGGGAGGATCGTCAGAAGCACATCTCTGAACCCTTCTATGTTCAACCCAAGCTTGACGGTGTTCGTCTTTTGGTATCAAAGGACGGTGGCATCTCAAGAACTGGAAAGATCATCCCCGGAACTGAAATTCTTGGGAAGGGTCTTGAGCCGGGTCAATACGTTGACGGTGAAGCCTTTGATCCTAACCTCAACTTTGAGGAACTTACGAGTACTTTCAAGACTGATCCCCTGAAGCTCAAGTTTCACGTGTTTGATTTCTTTGATCTCAAAGCTGAAGCCCTTGCCAGGGATAAGATGACCTTCGAGCAACGCTGGGAGTATGTCAAGGATTCCGTCTACAATCCTCATTACGAATATGTGAAAACAACACTCGTAAAATCAAAGAAGGATCTTCCTGCCGTGCATCAGAAGCACGTTGAAGAAGGACATGAAGGTACCATGATCCGTGACCGCTTCAGTGTCTACGAGGTTGGTCAGCGAAGCAATTACCTCCTCAAGCACAAGGATTTCCAGACCGAGGAATATGAAATCACTGGGGCCAAGACTGGTCACGGTCGTGATGCCAATGCAGTTGTTTGGGTGTGTAAGACCCAAGATGATCGGGAATTCACAGTCAGACCCGAAGGTACCATCCTCCAACGTGAGAAGGACTACAAGAACCATGAGAAGTTTATGGGAAAGATGTTGACTGTTCGGTTCCAAAACCTTACTGCTCTCGGTGTTCCACGATTTCCCGTAGGTGTGACAATTAGAGATTACGAGTGATAGGATAGTATGGATGAAATTGTAGAATATATTGGCCTTGTCAGTTCTATTTTAATAACAATAATGTTTGTCCCACAAGTTGTTCATGTATATGTTACCAAAGATACACACGCAATAAATTATACTTTCTTACATATCAATCTTCTCGCAAGTGCTTTGGGTTTAGTTTACTCTATCTATTTCAGTGTCGTACCAATGATAGTGGCGAATACATCAGCCGGACTTTTCTCAATTTCGTTGATAAGTATGAAATACTTAAACAATAATCCCCCAATTATAGTAAATGAACCGGATCGCTGTTGACGTTGACGAAGTACTCGTTCCCTTTTTGTTTCCAATGGCCAAATGGCGTGGCCTCACCATGCCTAGGAAAGAAAAATACTCCTACCTTTATCGTGACATCTTTTCAATTCCGGAAGGGGAATCTCAAAAGATGGTACGAGCGTTCTATAGCAGTCAGGCGTTCAAAAATCTGAAACCCATTCCCGGTGCTCACAAGAAACTTACCCTACTCCGCGAACAAACTGATAAGATTTATGTTGTTACCGGTAGACAAAATATCGCCCGAGAGACAACTGAGTGGTGGCTCGATAAGTATTTCCCCGGTATTTTTGATGATCTTATTTTGACCAATAGTTTTACCCCGTTTGAAATTAATAAAGTAGATGTTTGTCGTTCCCTTGCCCTTGACACGATTATTGATGATAACATAGGTATTTGTACAGATTGTATCAACAATGGAATTAATGCCATTCATTTTGTTGGTGAAGATGTATATCCTTGGTGTGAAGAGACTAATATAAGTGTTAAAAAATGGGATGAAATCTAATGTTTACTTAATTTAATGTTCGCACTTCTTTGTAAACCAGTAGTTGTACCAACACAAACCGGTGGTAATCCTATTCTTAGAGCGAACGATTGTCGTATAGCTTATGTAACACCATCTCAAAATCAAGAGGGTAAACTTGAACTTGAGATACTTGAAGCACCTCCGGTATATATAGGTCCAGATAGGGAAAGTGAAAAATTTTAAAAGAATGGGTTCGTAAGATTAATTAGTTTGGTGTTTTCTTTTACTTTCATAAAAATAACTTCATCACATTCACCCCCCTTCATTGCCATTTCTGGTTCTCCACATGTTGTACCAGATGTTTTATGTCTATCACATGCAAATTTAGTTCGAGTTGTAATATCCATGTTCTGGCTATAGCCTATAAAGGTTCTATCTACCTTTCCGTCTTTATCCAGAGCTTCAACAGTAGCCTTCCATGAGTAAGGTCCAAAACTCCATTCGCTATTAACATCTATAGGCGGAGGTGGGTGATCCAGGAGGGAAGATCTATTTGGTCGTTTCTTTTTACTATTACATCGAAAAGGTGTGAGCAACCAACTTGTCATTGTTGACATTTTATATATGGCGTATTTTCTTTTTAAATTACTGACGAATTGTTATGTCAATCATAAAGCATGTATGAATAACAATTTATTTTATCACCTTCCTATAAGGTAGCATGTCTTCTAAGAATTTCTACGGACTGACAGGAGACGTCACCATTGATGGTGGTATTCTAAATGTTGCAAATACAAATGTATCTGGTAACGTGACTTCCACATCTTTATTCGTGAGCAATGTAGCTACACTAGGAACTACAAAAACATTTGTTGTGAGAGCCTCTGGTGGTGCATATTACATTGATGAGGAGGTACGCAAATCCCTCGAACTCCACGAAGGTCAAACCTATATATTTGACCTATCTCATAGTAGTCTTGCAAATAGTGGTCTTCCAAACGGAGAGCATCCCTTAGAATTTGCAACAGAACCCGAGGGTGCAAATAGTAGCGAATATACAACGGGTATATCATCTACAGGGACAGCGGGGACTACCGGTGCAAAGAAAACGTTTATGGTTTCCGCGGGAGCCCCTACGACCCTTTATTATTACTGCACTCGACACACCGGAATGGGTGGTCAAATAAACATCTCACCGGAGTCGGAACTCATCGTTTCTGGCCGTATTGTCGCATCTGGAAATGTTGAGGCTTCCAAAATTACAGCATCTGCTAATGTTGAGGTTACAGGAAATGTAGTTGCATCTACTTTTGTCGGTGATGGTAGTTTACTCACTGGTATAAGTACGGTAACAAGTTCGGGGTTACAAGTAGTCACCGACAATAGCCCAACAACAACTAATACAATACAATTTACCAACCCTACAACCTCCTTGAGGGCGAGTAGTAATATTGTAGCTACCGGAAATGTCACGGCCGACCACTTCATTGGTGATGGTAGCCGACTTTCTGGTATCGTAACTTCAGTTTCGTTGGGAGATGCTGTAAACACCGGTAATATAACATCAAATACCGTGCAGTTTACAAATACTTCTACATCGTTGACTGCGAGTGGTAATGTTGAAGTCGCCGGAAATGTAGTAACCTCGGGAAATGTAGAAGCGGCCTACTTTATTGGTGATGGTAGTCAACTTTCTGGTATCGTAACTTCGGTTACACTTGGAGATGCTGTAAACACGGGTAATATAACATCAAATACCGTGCAGTTTACAAATACTTCTACATCGTTGACTGCCAGTGGTAATGTTGAAGTCGTCGGAAATGTGGTCGCAGCCTATTTTGTTGGTGATGGTAGTAAATTGACAGGTATTTCCGGTGGTGGAAGTGGAACTAGTCATTGGACTAAAACAGCTGGTACTAATGAATTATCATACACCGCCGGTAGTGTAGGCATTTCTAATGCCAATCCCATACACGATCTTTCCGTCGGATCCAACCTTTATGTTGACGATGACGCGACTGATGGTATTCTCAAAGTAACGGGAAATGTGAACGCAACATACTTTGTTGGTGATGGTAGCCGACTCATAAATCTCCCTGCGGGTGGAGGCTCAACTAACTGGACGACATTAGGTAATCCAGTAAATAAAATTTATTATCCACAGAATCCTGGAATCACTTCTGTATCCGTCGGTATCATGAATGCCTTCCCAGAACATACCTTGAGTGTTGGTTCCAATCTTTTCGTTGATGATACGGGATCCAACGTCCTCGTGGTAGATGGTGATATTACAGCTGAGTCTATGTTTTTGGGCGCATTAGGTATTAAACCATCCTATCCACTTGATACAGTCACCGAGGTGGGAAATGTGACACCTCACACAATTTCATTTACTAACCCGACGTTAAGCATTACAACTGCATCCAATGTTGAAATTGGTGGAGCACTTGTTATTGGTAAAGGTACCCTAGGTG